GTTCCAGCGGTTTGCGGCGATCGTGCTGGACGGGGAGACGACGGAGGTTGCAGAACCCGTGCTGGTATGGGGAGACCATCCGGAGGTAGCGACGCTCGAACAGCGTCTGGCGGTGAGAAACCTTCTTGACCAAGGGCTTCCGATGGACGCTGCAATCACTTCTGTTCTCGGGTCGGCGACTTCCTCGGACGATGTTCCGCACGATGCGCCTGCCCCGGAGACACCCGATGCGCCATCTGAGCCTGAGACACCGGCTGGTGCTAACGAACCTGATGCGGCTGATCAAGGTGCCGGCGAGGATGGAGTTCCCGGATTACCGGAGAGCGATCCTGCGGAACCGGAAGAGCCTGTACCTGCGACAGAGGCACAGCCGGACCCTTTGACGGAAGCCGCGCCGTGAACCCGGTGATGCAGCCGCAGTATCGGACGGTCGCAGCCGGCGGTCTGGCGGGGGCGATCATGACGATCGTTGCGGCGGGCCTGCACCACTGGAACATCGTGCTGACGCCCGAGGTGATCGAAGCCTCGACGTTCCTCATCACTTCGGCGGCGGCGTGGCTCGTCCACCCGAAGGCAGCCAGCAGCCCGGCGGCAGCGCCGAACACGGAGACCCCAGCATGAAGCCCCCGATATTCTTGGCGATACTACTGCTCTGCGGAGTTCTTGTAGCGTGCACCACGGCCCAGATCGCCAAGGTCGAAGGCTATCAGGCGGCCGTGCAGAACGCCTGCGCCATCGCCGAGGGCGAAGCAAGCGGGTCGGCGGCCCTGGCGATACCCGATGTGGCCCGCGCTGTGATGCTGGCGCACTCGGCATGTGACCGGGAAGAGGCGATTGCCTCGCTGATCCTGAGCCCGACCAGCGTTGCGTGGCTGAACACGCTGATCACGACGATCAAGAGCGGCGGCAAGGTCGTTCCGCCGGCGCCGGTCGAGAACCCCTGATGTCGTACCGGGACTCGCAGGAGAGGATACGGCGCCAAGCTGAGGAACAGCGTCGCGCCTTCGATGCCCTGCACGCAGCCATGGCCGGTCATAGGATCGATCCTGAGAGGGATATGGCCGTTGGACGTGACCTGACCCGTGCCGCCGATGGCGCTTACGTGCCGGTGACCTGATGCTGCGCCACACGTTCGAGCAGGACCACAGCGGCAATATCGAGCAGGCGGCCTATGATCCGAGCACGCGGGAACTTCATGTCACCTTCCGCTCGGGCGGGACTTGGCTATATCCCGGCGTGGACGAAGAGCACTTCCATGGGCTGAAGGGCGCGGAAAGCCCCGGCTCCTATCTGCATCGGCAACTGAAGGGCCGATTCGGTGAGCGAAAGATCTGATCACGAGCACCGATGGAAACGCTTTGGCGCATGGGATGTCTGCGCCGACTGCGACGTACGCCGAGAGCATGAAATTCCCAGAGAGGGGGTTCTGGTACGACTCGCAAGGTCCCCAGCACCATCGAGGAACGGTACGACCGTAGGGCTCAAGGCCGACCCCCGCACATGATCACGCCGCAAGAGGAAATCCTCGCCGCCTTCTACCGCGATCGCCGCCTCGCCCATCGGGTTCTATTTCCGCACAAGCACAAGACGCCCGAATACGTCGATCTGATGATCGATGATTTCCATTTCTGCCCGACGCCGTACCTGCTGACCGAGGCGTTCCGCGGCGGCGCCAAATCGACCATCGCCGAGGAAGGCGTGTCGGTGAAGGCGGGGATGCGCGAGTTCAAGAACATGCTGCTGCTGGGCTCATCGTCCGACCGGGCCTGCGAGCGCCTGTCGGCCATCAAGAGGATCATCGAAGCAAACGAGGATTTCATCGATGTCTTTGGACGATTACGCGGCCCGACCTGGACGGAAGACGAAATTGAACTCTCAACTGGAGCCCGAATACTGGCTCTCGGCCGAGGGCAAGCGATCCTTGGCATTAAGCATTTTGAGGATCGGCCTGATTTTTTCGTCGCTGACGACATCGAGGACCGGGAAAGCGTCCGAACCGAGGAAGGCCGCGCCAAAGCCCACCGCTGGCTGATGGCCGATGTGATCCCGGCCTGCGACCCGGATGCGCGGGGCATCGTCCTGGCGACACAGCGCGACCCGGAAGACATCGTGGGCAAGATCAAGATGGACGCGCGCGCTGACGGCTCGCTGTGGACGATCCGCAAATACCCGATCAAGTTCAAGGATGAGCAGGGCATCGAGCAACCGACCTGGCCGGAACGTTTCCCGCTAAAGCGGATCGAGCGCATCCAGGGCGGCCTTGAGCGCCAGGGCCTCGGGCGAGAGTTCCGCATCGAATATATGTGCGAGGCAACGGCGGCCGAGGATAAGACCTTCTTGCCCGAGATGCTGCGCGTAGAGCCGCGCGTCCGCACCTGGCAGGCGGTCTATTCGATGCACGACCCGGCCCGCACCGTTGGGGCCAACAGCGCCTCGACCGGCTTTGCGGCATGGTCATATATCGGCCCGAAGATCGTCGTCTGGGATGCCTGGGCCCGGATGCTGATGCCAAACGAGATCGTGGACAGCCTGTTCGACGTGCACGATGAGCATCACCCCGTCATGGTCGGGTTCGAGATGGACGGCCTGAACGAATGGGCGATGCAGAACATCCGGCAGGAGCAGTTGCGCCGGCGGATCATGCTGCCGATCAAGGGCGTGCTGGCGCCGAAGGGCAAGATGGATTTCATCCGCGGACTTCAACCGTTCGCCAAGGCGCGTGAGCTCGAATTCGCCAAGGAGTTGCCCGACCTGCGCGCCCAGCTGCTGAACTTCCCGTCCGGCCGAATCGATGCGCCGAACGCCCTGGCCTACGCCCTCAAGCTGCGCCCCGGCGCGCCGATGTACGAGGACTTCACCGTCCAGCACATCGGCGAGGACTTGCAGCCATCGAAGGGACATCCGCTGTGGCTGGTGTGGAATGCCGGAAGCAGCGGCGTGACCGCGGCGCTGGTGCAGATGTTCGAGGGTTGGCTGCGCGTCTATGCCGATTGGGTGCGGGAGGGAGATTTACATGGAACAGTCGCCGATATCGTCCGAGAAGCGTCAATCGAGGCTGGGCGAGGGTTTCGACATATCTGCCCCCCCGTTCACTTCGACCGCTACAACAATGTCGGTCTCGTCCAGGCCGCCAACCGAGTACCCATCGAACTCCGTTCGGGCACAGATCCATCGCGAGGCGCTGGAGAACTTCGGACGCTTCTTGAAAAACAGGTGCGGGGTTTTCCGGGACTGATGGTGTCGAGCCGCGCCGGCTGGGTGCTGAACGGCCTGTCCGGTGGTTACTGTCGGGCTCTCAGCAAGCAGGGAATACTTGCGGATTACGCCGAAGAGGGTATCTATCGAACCATGATGGAAGGTATCGAGAGCTTCGCCGGACTGATGACGCTCGGAACCGAGAGCGATGATCCGCGCAACTATCGCTATCGCGAGGACGGCAGCCGCTATGTTTCGACCATGAGGGCGCGATGATGGAGCAGCCACTGGATATGCGCATAATTCGCTACAAGGATGAGTCTGATTACCTCGAGACTCTAGCCGAGCACGAGAGAGATGGCTGGGAGCTGATGGAACGGGATGAGGCCGAAAAAATCGTTTGCTTGAAGCGCCCACACCGTGACTGACGCCTCACAGTACACCGGCGACGACGAGGAAGAGGCGGCCGAGAAGAAGGGCGTGCCGCGCGATACCGAGCTGGGCCGGCGCAAGTCCATCGAGGACGATCTCCTCGATCTCTACCAGCATATCGACAAGGCGTTCATCGACGCGGCGACGCGGATCAACGACCAGATGGACTACTGGGACATCTACAACTGCAACATGGGGCAGAACCAGTTCTATCAGGGCAACGCCTCAATCTATGTGCCCCTGGTCCGCGACGCCATCGACGCCCGCGTCACCCGCTTCACCAATCAGGTCTTCCCCGGCAGCGGCCGGAATGTCGAGATCATCACGACGGACGCCGATCTGCCGTTCGAGCAAATGGCGCTGATGGAGCATTACGTTCGCACCTCGAAGCTGCGGACGCTGGTCATCCCGGCGCTGCTGCGTAACGGCGACGTCGAGGGGCAGTGGAACCTCTACGTCTCGTGGAACAAGTCCAAGCGCAACGTCTCGTACAAGGTCAAGCGCGGCGAGGAGTTGGACGGCATCGAGGTCGAGACCGACGATCCCTCCGACGACATCAAGGAGGAAGAAATTCCGGCGATGTCGCCGATGGTCGAGGTCATCCCCGACAGCGATGTCATGGTCCTGCCGCACACCGCCGACAGCATCGACGAGGCGCTGGCGCGCGGCGGCAGCGTTACCATCCTGCGCCGATGGACCAAGGCCGATATCAAGCGGATGATCAAGGAGGGCGAGTTCATCAAGTCGCGCGCCCAGCCGCTGATCGAAGCCCTGTCGAAAGACCCGAGCAAGACCGACGCCAAGAAGAAGCACGTGGACGCGGCCGGCATCCAGGGCGGCGGCAAGTTCGCGCTGGGATACGAGGTGTGGACCCGGCTCGATGTCGGCGATGAGAAGACACTATGCCGGGCCTATTTCGGCGGCCCCGATCTCGTCCTCGGCTGCAAGCAAAATCCGTACTGGTCCGACCTGTGCCCGCTGATCTCCGCCCCGCTCGACAAGATTTCCGGCGTGTTCAAGGGCACCGCGCCGGTGAAGAAGGTTGCCACCTTCCAGTATGCGGCGAACGATTGGATGAACCAGGGGGCCGACAGCGCGACCTATGCGCTGATGCCGATCGTCATGACCGACCCGATCCGCAATCCGCGCCTCGGGTCGATGGTGATGGACCTTGCCGCCGTGTGGGAGGTCGATCCGTCGAGCACCAAGTTCGCCGAGTTCCCGCCGCTGTGGAAAGACGCGATGGAGCTCGTCAGCGCCGCCAAGCAGCAGGTATTCCAGTCCCTCGGCGTCAACCCGTCGATGATCCCCGGCCAGACCGGCGGGCGGACCAAGAAGAACCAGGCCGAGATCGCCAACGAGCAGCAGGTTGACGTGTTGACCACGGCCGACGTGGTGACAGCGCTTGAGGGCAGCGTGCTCAACGAGGTGCTGACCCGCTTCGCCTGGCTGGATGCACAGTTCCGCGAAGACGCCATTGTCGTGAAAATGTACGGCCGCGCCGGCATGAAGGCGGTGATGCAGGAAATCGAGCCGCTGCAGATGAACACGCGGTATGAATATGTGTGGCTCGGCGTCGAGGCGGCGCGCAGCGCACAGCAGGTGCAGCAGCAGATCGCCGCGGTCAACGTCCTGAACGGCATCCCGCCCGACAAGATGCCGGGCAAGAAGCTGAACCTCGCGCCGTTCGCCGAGCGCTTGGCTGAGAATGCCTTCGGGCCGCGGCTGGCGCCTCTGATCCTGGAAGACATCAAGGACAGCCTCTCGGTGCCGGCCGAGTTCGAGAACGCCATGCTGCTCGACGGTTTCGATATCCCGGTGTCGCCGCTGGACGACGACGCGCAGCACCTTCATGTGCACCAGCCGCTGATGAACCATGGCGACATGCACGGGACCGTGCGGCTGCACATGATGAAGCACCAGAAGTCTATGATGGAGAAGCAGCAGGCCCAGGCTGGTCCGCCGCCTCAGGGAATGCCGGGTAAGCCGGGCGGTGCTGGCCCCGGTGTCGCCGGCACGCCCAAGCCGGGCGCTTCGCCCGCCGGTCCCCACATGGCGAAGGGTCCGAACGGAGCAATCCACCCGGATCAGATGCCTTTGGCTATGCCGCGCAAAATGTGAGAATAAAGATTACCGATTGACAAAAATCCGCAGTTGATACCATTTTGTGTTACCTCGTTTGGCGGTGTCGTATAACCGCTCTCGTTTTGGGGTCGTAACCCAGGAGCAAAAGCATGTCCGACCTGAGTTTGGTTGAAGACGAAGACATCGAAATTCCCGGTGGAGATGAAGATGGCGAAGGCAATGAAGCCGAAGGGGATGCCGATGGCGATGAAGGCCAAGGGCAAGAAGACGATGCCGGCGAAGAAGATGATGAAGGCGAAGGGCAAGAAGGGCATGTAGCAGCCCGTTCGCCGCGCCAGGGCCGCGCCGCCGAGAGCGTGCGGTTAGCCAAGGCAGAGGCGAAAGAAGCGAAAGACCGGGCCGACCGGCTGGAGCGCGAGATTGCCGAAATCCGGCAGTTGCAGACAGCGCCCCGCCAGCCGACCGCCCAGGAGATCGCGGCGGAAGCCGCCCAGGAGGCCGAACGCCTCGCACTGATGGCCCCTCACGAACAGGTCCAGTACCTGGTCGCGAAGGAAATGAACAAGGTCAACGCCCGGCTTCATCAGACGCAGATGACGCTGGCCGAAGAGACGGACAGAGCGGCTTTCCGCTCCTTGCAGACCTCAAACCCGCTGGCGCGGAAGTACGCGACGGATGTGGAAAAGGTGGTCTCGGATCAGAAAGCGCGGGGCTTCACGGTGGATCGTGAAACGGCCCTCAAGCACGTTCTCGGTACCCGGCTGTTCGAGCAGTCGATGAAGAACGCCGGGAAGGCCAAGAAGGCCGGCGCTTCGCGCATCGCAGCAGCCCAGGGCAGACCCGGGCGGGCAGCAGGCGAAGCGGGCTCCGATAGGGGCGGCCGGCGCGGCGACGATAGCATCGAGGCGCTGGAACGGCGTCTCGCGGGTGTGAAGTTCTAGGGCTGTAGGCGGCGTGCCATCAGTCCCGATAACCGGAGGTTCTGATGGGCATTAACGCATCGCCGCAATTCGCAGCCGATCGTCTCAAGTATATCCAGAAAGAGACGCTGCGCC